TCGGTCGCCAGTGGATCGAGTATCAACAGAAGTACGGCGGCTGGCGCGATAAGCGCATGGCAGCTTGGATCCCGCGCCCTGTCACGAACAAGTGCAAAGAGACAGTGCAGGCCATTCGTGCCATGTTCACCAGTATCAATCTGGAAGTGAACGTGCGGCCAAACGGGACGGATCCCAAGAATGTGACCGCTGCGGCGACTGCGGATTCAATGGCTCCGCTGCTTCATGAAACGCATCTGATGGATCAGGCGATGTCGGAGTTCGATTTCTGGTTACTCGTGACCGGGAATGCGTTTCTGCATGCCTACGTGGACTACGATGTCAAACACGGCATGCTGTCCATCGGCCAGATGCAGTGCCAGAAGTGCGGGGCCACGATGGATGAGACGAAGCTCACGGGGGCTACTCCCGTGTGTCCTGAGTGTCAAGCTATCGGGCCAGATAACTTTGCACCTGCGTTGGATGCAAAGGGACAGCCTGCGGTCAAACAGATTTTGAAAGGCATGCCAAGCACGATGGTGCTCAGTCCGCTTGAGATCGCGTTCCCGAATGCCTATACGCGCTTCGATGATGTCCCGTATATCAGTCGGGCGCGTTGGCGCACGAAGCGCTATTACGAGAGTCATCCGAATCCGCAGATGCAGGAACTTGCGAGTTCGATTGTGTGGCAGAAGTCGCCACGTGATCACTCGATGGCGTTGTTTACGTCGCTCGTGCAGACCAACGACCTTGGTATCACGCCGATCTATTGGTCAGAAGGCTCTGGCCGTGGCGGTCAGAACGATGAAGGTTGCACGGAGTACGAAATCTGGATGAAGCCGACGAAGGATTACCCGGATGGGCTTGTGTTCCGAGTGATCGGTGATGGTGGTGAAGCTAAAATCGTGCATCTGGACGAAGAAAGTCTGCCGGGACCGCTGCCGTATAAGGACGCTGAAGGCAATCCGTTGTTCACGTTCGCGCATGCGACGTTTGAACATGTCGGTGGACGTGTTCTTGGCAGCGGAGCTATCGATCAGATCATCCAGAAGCAGGATCAGTTGAATCAGTTGGATTCACAGGTGCTGTTGTGCCTTCAGCGCATGGCAAATCCCGTGTGGTTGGAGCCCAAGGGCGCAGAAATTCAGAAACTCACCGGCATGCCGGGGTTGGTCATCAAGTGGAACCCACTGACGGTCGGTGGACAGGCCAAACCGGAGCGTATTCCGGGTGTGCCGATTGACGCGAGCTTGATGCAGCTACGCGAGCAGTATCTGAAGGACATTGAAGAGTTGGCGGGCACGTACGACATCCTGAAAGGTCAGAAGCCAGCGGGTGTTGAAGCGTTCAGTGCGATTCAAGCGTTGATCGAGCGTTCGCAGGCGCGATTCTCCAGTGTCTTCAAGTCACGCGGCAACGCTTACAAGAACTGGTTCAAGTTTGCTATCGAATTGGAGCGTGAATTCGGTCCTGACGAACGTGTGCGACAGACAATGACGCCCGCGCGTACGTGGACGTACGAGATCTTCAAGAACACGCAGCTTCAAGGCAGCGTAAACGTTGTCATCGAAGACGGAAGCCAGCAGCCGAAGACAAATCTCGGCATGCGGGCAGCTGTTGAGCACGCCAATCAGCTCGGCTTGCTGGACATGAAGGATCCGGAAGTTCAGTACGAAGGATTGAAGCTCTTTGGGCTCACGGGAATGATTCCATCGCTCGATATCGCGGTGCAGAGTGCATTGCAGAAGCAGCAAGCGTTCGAAGACTGGATCAATGACCCACAAGCGCAGAAACAATTTGCTTCAGCGCTTCAGGCACAGACGCAGCAGTTTGAATCGGACATTCAGGCCGTGGCAATGGACCACGCGAAGCGGATCGAGCAGGCAAAAGCCGATCCATCGGCACCTGTTCCGACGCTTCAACCGCCGCCGACTCCAAACATGTTGGAGCTAACGCCGCTTCGTTGGATGAAGTGGTGGAACGCGCCGCGTCATATGTCGGAGTTCTTGAAGTGGGCGAACGATGACCACGTGCGAGCGATCATCGCGCAGAATCCGTTGGCGCTTCAGCTGTTGAACGCGCACATGGATGAGATCTCCCAGAACATGCCGAAGGCTCCTGCCGAACCGCCGAAGGTGAACTTCTCGTTCGCTGAAGATGCGATGCAGGATCCAGAAGTGCGGCAATACTTCGAGCAGACGACGGGGGTGAGTCCCACTCCCGCCCCTGCTCCCCGGCCGCAGGCTGTGAAGCCAGTCGGGGGTGCTGGCCGTGCGATGGCGAATAGCAACAGCAACAGCGGTCCTGCTGGCAACAAGGGTCAACAGGAACCGGGCATGAAAAAGGCTGCTTGACGGCCTTGCAAGACTCGTGCCATACTCAGCGGGTAGAGAAGGGTGTGCAAAACGCATGCCAATCGTTCCTGCGCTCCGCAGGTAACAAAGGAGTAGACGATGCGGCTCATTGATTTCACTGGAATGCTTCACGGACTGATGCCACTGCTTGATACGCCCGGTGACGGGGGTGTTGGTGGTGGTGGAGTAGCGGGGGGCACTGGAACCGGGGCACCGAACAGTGACGGTGGTGTAAAACCCGGTGATAGCGGTCAGGGGACAGGCGGAAACGGCGGCGGATCTCCGAACCCCGGCACGGCGGGCGCACCATCCGTGAAGTTCGAAGATGATCCCCGTTTCAAAGGCGTCCTTGGTGACCTTGCGAAAGAACGAAAAGCCCGACAAGCGCGTGACGCAGAACTGCTTGCCGCACGAGCGGAAGTAGAAGCGGAACGGCGTCGGGTTCAAGCACTGGCAGGAGTCAGTCCACGATCCGAACAGGATATCGCTGATGAAGCGGTTCGTGAGCGCTTCAAGCAGTTGTATCCGCAGCTTGGCAACTTGTCCGATGACAAGATTCAGCGGCTGCTTCAGCTGGCCGACAACGCGGACCAGATGGAAGCGGCAACCACGCATCACTGGGAATCGCACGGGCGCAAGATGCTCGATAGTGCGGTTACCGCTATGCAGAAAGCTCTCGGGGGCACGTTGACGGAGCGACAGCAGAATCGACTGAAGACGGCGTACTTCCAAGAAGCGCAGTCCAATCCAGAGTTTCTGGCTCGTCACGAAGCGGGTGATCCGAAGCTCGTTGAAGATTTTGTCAAGGAGTTCGTAGAAGATTTCGTGGAACCGGGACGTCGGAAGGCTCTTGCTGACGAACAAAACCGGATGCGTCGGGTTCCTTCATCGCGCGACCGTAGCGTTGTCGGTGCGGGCGGGAAGAAGCTCGATTTGTCCAAAGATGACGAGTTTGCTGAAGCAGCTGTGGCCGCGTTCAAGAGCCACGGTGGAGAATTCGGCGCTCGATAAGAGAAAAACATGTATTCACTTCAGAAGCAGGTTCTTCAGTCGCTCGACGCTGCTGGACTGTTGTTTGTTGGTGCCGATACCACGGCACTGTCGGGTCTTGCCAAGGACGTGTTCGAACAGGGCGTGTCGGAAGGCGTGAACAATGCGTTCCCGCTCAAGGATGAGTTCCCTGTTGAGCAGGTTGAGTGGAAGGGCGGGCTTGGAACCAAGTTCACCCATCACTTCGGTCGTAACACTTCGCCGTTTTTCAGCGGTGAAGATTCTGCGTATCCCGTTGCCGGAAATCAGACCCACGCTCAGGGTCGGATTGACATGAAGAAGCTGATTGCCCGTATCCGTATGACGGAAGAGGCAATGGACGACCTTGTGTCGTCTGAAGCTTCGTTCAAGAACGGCATGACTGACGAAAAGACTCGTCTCGTTGACGATATCAATCGTCGGGAAGAGCACGCGCTTGGTATGGACGGTCGCGGCATTCTCGCGCTCGTCAACGCCAGCGGTGCGACGACTACGCTGACTGGACCGGGCAACATTTCCGGTGCCAACTTCGGCAACCGCTTCATCGATGTCGGGATGTTTCTGGCTGCGGTCAATCCGGCGTCAGGCGCTCTGCGGGCCAACGTGAAGCAGGTGCTGAGCACGTCGGCGGATGGCACCAGCGTGACGTTCGCGGCTGATCCTTCGTGGACAGCGAACGATCAGGTTGTGATGGCCGCGTCTACGAGTGTCACGGACATTCAGGATACCGCGTATGAGAAGGCGTTCTGGGGTCTGCCCGCGCTGATCGATGACGGCACCAATCGTGACAACTACTTCGGGATTTCCCGCAGCACGACTCCTTCGCTTCAGTCGTATGTCGTTGCCAGCGTCGGCGCTCTGTCGCTTGACGTGGCTCAGCGCACGTGCGACGTGGTGTATGAGAAGTTGGGCGGCGTGATCGACCTGATCCTGATGCATCACAGCGTGCGTCGGGAGTACATCAAGCTGCTTGACGCTGATCGTCGCTATTCGGGGGCGGATCTGAAGTCCCCGGATGGTGGAACGAAAGCGATGAAGCAGGGTGATCTGACGGTCGGTGAGATTCCGATCAAGGCGATCCGAACACTCGGACTCGCGCAGGTCTACTTCCTTGACACGAAGAAGTCGGGCTTCAAGCG